TGCCAATGCACCCCGTTTTTTAATGAACAGTCATACCCGAGGATAGCGATTGATTTAAACCCTTTTGACATTCCGAATTGTATAGCTCTCATTCCTGAATTGTACGGCCCTCCAGCTATGTGATAATTGATATTGTAACTGTTAGCCGCCCTGTCAGAACACGTCCATTTTTCTGCTTCAATATCAATTTTATCATAATTTATTTTCCACCATTTTGCATCGCCTGCATAAACGTAATTACAGAATCGCGCCATCTCCCATGAATTATTTACGGCAACAGTTTTAATGCCTGACTGTCTTACTAACTCACAGTCTGCTTCTGTTAGGCTCGGACCAGATGCTATGCAAAACAAATCAATCATTCAGTTTCCCGATGTAATTAAATTCTGTCTCTATACATTACAGAAAAATGCTCTCTTGCTTTCCATTTAACATTTATTAGCCCAGCAGTTGAACCGCTCCCGGTGCCTCCAATTACGGCAACATTCACAAACATTATACACGTTGTACCTGCAGGTATGGTCACTGTTCTAAAACCACTACCGCTATCCTGCCCGAACAACTGATATTTTATTGTCATGCTGTCAGAAGTTGTATTGTGTATTCCACGGCAATAATAATTACTTCGAAGTATACCACCAAAATCGGTGATTTCCTCTTCTGGGTCGTCGAAGTCTATATCCGCCGCGCCGATTGTTATGTCCTCATCATAATCAAACCCTGAAGTTATTTCCATTATTGACGCAGTGTTTTTTGTGTTTTCTGCCGACATGGTTATTCCTTTACTTTATAAAAAAGTATCCCTAATTATCGAACTATTCAAAAGGTTTATTACGGTATTATTTTTTCGATAATCCTGACCGCTCAAAACCTGTCCCTCCCGGTTTCCGTACAAATCTCCGCATATTAATTTGATTGCAGATTTTATTTTTTGCGGGATCTCATCGGTATCATCCCACCCGCACACAAACTGAATTTCAATAGGATTCGACGGGTACGCGGTAAAAGACGGCCATGTAGTCGCATACGGCAATACTATTCTTCCGCACTGATCTCCATTTGTTTCGACAATGTAATCGGTATTAACCGTCATTGTCGTTGATGTCCCTGTTGAATCCTTGTACTTTACATGTGTTACACTCTGCAGGTTGCCGAATGGGATCTTAATAAAGTTGGTACACGGAAAGCAATCAATAAAGTATTTCCACGTTTGAGTAAACAACTTTCTCGACGTAATGTCTTCAACGGCGTCTGTGCCTGCTGCTATAATCGACTCAAGCATAGTACCAGTATCAGAATCAAGTTCTATTACACCGTCAGAATCAATATCATCGTAATCGACGCTCAGGTGTGTACAGATCTCCAATAAAGATACCGGGTAATCAGCCGGTGGAGTTACTATTACTAATTGCATTTCCGTGTACCAGTGTTAATTATGATCGGTTCTGAAATACTTTGACGTAATCAATGTACATTGTTCCGGTTCCGGTGTTATTCGCAGATACGGCCTTACTCAGATTGAAGTAGGGCTGTACCTTCGCTTCTGCAGCACTCAAAGTTGTTGACATATCTGACGTTCCGACAAGTGTGTCATCAACGTAGAATTTAACCGCCGAAGTATCGGTGCAGTCAATGCGGTAAACGTGATACGTATCGGCAACAAGAACAGTACTCGCATCGTTGTCGTTGTCGTCACTATCGCCATTATCTGTTTCCCACAACAGAGCGGTATTTGCAGCGCTCTCAACCCGAAACCAGGCATTTGTTGCAATACTATCAAGCGTCGTATTGTGTGCGCTTGCAAGTCCGAACACCGCCTGTACAGTTTCGGTTCCGGTAGTCGGAAGTACGTGGAAAGTAAGGCGCGTCTCAAAAATGAGACCCTGCGCCATACTTAAACATAGGTTGTCGGAAAAATGAAGCGCGGCAACTTCGGCGTTATCGTCAGAATCAAGCGTTAACTGAAGTACACCGTTGACTGCATCATCGACAAGTCCGATGGCGGTGTTCAAATTTGTTTCAGTCGTTCCCCAGAACGTCGTATTGTACGCTTCTCCAAGAAAGTCATCTTCTTTGACAATTGGATACATCGGCAGGATTGTTTCGCCATTGCTTCCATCGTAGAAAACCTGACGACCATGCGCGAATTTTGAATAGTTACACTTTACTACTCCCATGATAAACTCCTTTCACTCGCCTGTTGCGAGCACTGGTTTTCACCAGCGAAAATTGTTTTACTTTTCTTCGGAATCGGCCTTTTTCTGGCCCTTCGGTTTTTTGTCACCTTCTTTTACAGCAATAGCACCCGCAATTTCCTGTCGTACTATTTCGCGGATCTGCTTTATTTCGTCGGTTTTGAACTTTCTCATTGTTCCTTCTTTCGAAAAAAGGGGGTTTTATCCCCCTTGGTTACTTAAGGGCAGTTGCCGACCGGTTGCCGGTATATCTCGGTTCGAGAACCGCAACGCAGTGACATATACCCGAAGTTCCCGCGGCCACCGTAACGGTAAGCCATGGGCTATTTGCAGCCATCGCCGAAGCGTTAATCTCAACAACTGCCATAAGGTTGCTTGCGGCGGTAATCGAAGCTGCTGAGTCGTGGGCCGTCCACGCAGAGAGAACGTCGCATGACGCCGTGCTGCCGAGAACTGCCGTACCGATAGCCGCGCCACCCTTTGCGTACTGCAAAGGAACAGCTGTAGTTTTTTCGCCTTCGGTTGCGCCACACGTCGGGGTAATGGTAATGTCGGTTGTTACTGTACCGAACGTGAAAATAAGGGTTGCGCGATGATAATTCGCCATATTGATACTGTCACAATCGGTACCGGTACTCACGTCGGCACTGTTGAGAATGGGAACGATTTTCAGTTTTTCCGAGAACATTTTAAACCTTCTTTCATTTTTTATTTGTAATACTCCGGGGTTTCCCCCGTAGAGTTAATTACGCCCTTGCATCGAGAGTAATGAAATGCGACAACGTGTTGCTTCCCTTATGCGGGGTAAGCGGCGTCGCTCTCCACGGCTGTCCGTCAAGACGAAGCACAAACCGAAGTACGGTTTCGTCATTTACAAACTTGACGTGTATCGAAACATCGCTCTGCATACCGCCTTTTTCTGCGACAATGTACCCATCCTTGAAATTTCCAAGAATGATGTCACCCTTGTCTCCGAGTGTCGAACACTGCTCAATCGCGTACGCCGGTCTGCCAAGAATGGTATTGTACGGAGCGTTGTTAAGTCCGCCAGCAGGCATAAACACCGGAACCCCGGCAGTTCCTGCGGCAATGGTCATCGTGAACAGTTGCGGTTCGATGTCCTGATTGTAGTACCATGCGTAGTTTGCAGTCTGAGCCGCAAACCGACGTGAGTACATTTTGATAATGTTTTCGGCAAGAATGGTGTCCGCACCTTGTCCGATTTCCTTTGCAACTGAAACAAGGCACCCGGCATTCATTATGCCAAGCATATTGTTTGCGCCGGTCCCGTTGATCAGATCGCCCTGAACTTTAAAGTCAAAAGCTGATCCGAAAGCATTGGAAATCCTTGACTCCATAGCGGCAACGTCCATCCGCAGCTCGTCGGTAAGGTACACAAGCCCGATATACTTTTTCAGCTTCAGTTCGACCTGACGAAATTTCGGTTTTGATGCTTGTTTGTCGTCGGCTTCGTCGTTATTGTAAATGGTTATTCCACCAAACGTATTCGACGCCCTGCTGGTTTCATCGTATCCGTTAATCGTGATCGAATTCGAGTTCGCAGAAATCGGCATCTTCTCACACTTGCCAAGAATAAGACTGTTGTCAAAAAGGTTTTCAGTCAACTTGTCGGCATAATCTTTCTGAAGCAGATATCCACCATCACTCGGTACAGTTTCATTCATTCCGGTTGCTGCATTGTGCAGGCGCGGGTCAAAGGCTCCACCTGGTCGGCTTGCGTTGATCATTGCGGCAATATTCTCGCCCATCGTCCCGAATTTGTCTTTCGAACGACTGTCCTTGTATACGTCAACACGTTCTGTAGTTTTTGGAACAGTAACTGGTTCGCCGGGAGTATTCAGTCTTGCAGCTATCCTCTCTTCTCTTTCTCGGACATTGATTTCGTTACCGATTTCCTCAACTTTATCAAGAATTTCGGTCTTGATGTTTTTTTCAGACTCGTTGAGACAACGATTTTCCAGCGTTGCTTTAGCGTCGATATCTGCAGATGCTTTCATCAACTGCTTTACTTCGTCTTTAAGCTGGGTAATTGTTTTCATACCTTCTCCGTTTTTGTTAATGTTTTTGCTTTGTTAAGTAGATCAACAACAGGGTCAACCAGTTTTTTGGCTTCTTCCATAGGGTCGGTATTGTTGACGTTTATACCATCTGGCTTTTTATCAGTTGGCTCCTGATTGGTTACGGTACTATTTTGTGCATCTCGCACATCCTGAATAACCGGTTCACTTCGGGCGTCTCGCTCGTCGTGAAAAACCTTCGCCACGATATTTTTAGCCTGATTTCTCGAATACCCTACATCTCGCAGGTTCTTCTCAAGATCACGCTCGTTTAATTCTTTATCGTCGGTAGTCATATTTAATCTGGTTCTCATTTTGTCTGGAACATTGTTATAAATAGACAGGTCGTATTTTCCGTCGATAGCTTCTCCATCATATTTACGATCAATTAGACCTGCTTCGAGTGCCTGTTGAGCGTCGAACCATGTTTCTTCGTTCATATAAGCGAGGAACTCTTCTTTCGTTTTCCCGGTTTTCTTTGCGTAATCACTGGCAATAGACTCGTTTAATTTTTCGTGGAGTGCCATTTCTTTTGTCATATCATCAACAAGTTTTTCGAGTGCTTGCTTGTTGAAATATCCGAAAACGTCAATGAAACTTAGGGCATTATGAATCATCATAAACCCACCGTCAACCATTTCTATCTCATCCGCACCCATGACAAGAAATGAAGCAGCAGAAGCAGCAAGCCCGTCAATGTGTGCAATGACTTTAGATTGATGCTGCATGATTGCAGTCTTGATTGCCCGTGCTGCAAAAATATCTCCGCCGCCTGAATCAACACGAAGGTGAATAGTTTTTGCCTTTATTGCATTAAATTCTTTTATAAATTCAAGATGGTCAATACCAAAAAAACCACCAATATCGCCATATAAATAAACTGTTGCCTCATCGTCTTTGTTTTGTATATCTACTTTTTTATCTACTCTTCGTGTCGCCATTTTACGTACTGTAATCATGGTTGTTCCTTTTTAATTTATACTTTTCAATAAAAGGTTTATTTCATCTTTTGTTTTATCATCGGTGTCAATATCTTCAGATTCTTTTTTTTCAGTTTCAGTTTTTTGAAATCCCTGATTTTTACTAAGGTAATCGCCGAACTTGCTTAGTGGAATATTTCCAGTAGGTGCCCATAATTCATCCGCAAGTGGATCTTCACTCGGGTTCATATCCTCTTTTTCACGCGCTTCATTCGGGGTCATCATGGTATTGCCTATCATTATTTTATAAAATTCAGCGCGTTCTTTTGAGTTCGCCCGAAGAAGACCCTCTAAAACGTGTTTAAAATACAGCCCTGATTCGTATTGTTTTTTGCTTAACAGTTGAATATCATATATTTGCTCAGTATGAATTGTCAATGGAAGTATAGTATCAACTACATACGAAGAGTTTTCAGCCTCTATATTATTGAAAGATGATTTAGACATATCTTTTAATTTATGAGGTGGCATATTAAACCATCTTGCTATGTCTGTAATGTGGTGCTGTTTTGACTCTAAAAACTGCGAATCTTCAGGGGAAAAACCAAGTTTTTCAACCTTCATGGCTTCTTCAAGTAACATTAACCGATGAGAATTGCCCAAACCGCTGTATGATTCTGTCAATGATCTTTTAAGGTTGTCATGCGCCTGTGCAGACATGGCCGGACCAGGATGAGACACGACAATGCCTGGGTGAGTACCTTTTCCAAAAAAATTTGACGTGTACTTCT